TTAGCGTAATTCAAACAGGTAGCCCTGACCGCGGACGGTGGTAATCACATCCTGCGGGTACTGGGCCTGAATTTTCTTACGCAGTCGTCCCATCAGCACGTCAATGGTATGGCTCTCGCGCAGTTCAGCGTCAGGGTAGAGCTGAAGCATTAAAGAATCTTTACTCACCACCTTGCCGCTGTTGCGGATCAGCGTTTCCATAATCGTATATTCGAATGCGGTCAGCTTGATGACTTCATCGTTAATTGAGAGCTCGCGGCGGGAGAGATCGACCTGGAAAGGCGGGATGGAAATAACCTGCGACGCCAGCCCGCTGTTGCGACGGAGCAGCGCCTGCATGCGGGCCGCCACTTCTTCAATATGGAACGGCTTAGTGACGTAATCATCTGCGCCCGCGCTGAGCACTTCAACTTTATCCTGCCAGCCTTCACGAGCGGTCAGCACCAGAACCGGCAGGGAAACATCGTGGCTGCGCCAGCGGCGAATCAACGACAGGCCGTCTTCGTCAGGCAACCCTAAATCGACAATGGCGATATCCGGCAGGTGTTCATTGAGATAATAATCGGCTTCTTTTGCATCTTCAGCATCGTCCACCTGATGTCCCATCTCCTGAAGCTGAACCTTCAGGTGATGGCGTAGCAATGCGTTATCCTCAACAACCAGTACGCGCATCATCTTTTCTCCCAGAATAAATAGTATGAATAGTTTAACGCTGATTATGGAGTTTGAAACCAGCGTCATGAAATTAAATGACTTTTTTAATGCTACCATTGCCTTGGGGGCGTCTTGGGGGCATTGCAGTCGGCATCTGATTATTCAGCATATTGACCTGATCCTGGTTCATATCTCCAATCCACTTCGAGTAAACCTCGTACACCATACGCGCATCCTCATGGCCCATCTGGCTGGCGATAAAGGAAGGGTTAGCTCCGGCCATTAGCGTCCAGCAGGCGTATGTGTGTCGGGACTGATAGGGATTTCTTTCGCGTATCCCGGATAGTTTAGTGCCCCGTTTCCACCCATACGAAATCGAGTTTTTGGAAAAAAAGCTCTCATTCACTGACGATTTCTTTTCCGGGGAAAACACAAACCGCAGATTTTGTGGCTCGGTTTTGCCGATTTCACGGTGATGGAAAATGATCTGCTGTCTTGGGTTATTGCCTGTGATTTCGAACTGCTCCAGCAGCGCATCATGTGCAGGCTTAAGCAGCGTGATCGTTCGTATACCAGCATCTGTTTTCGGCGGCACAAATACCCGTTTGTTCGTCAGGCTTCTTGATACGTGAATCTCACCTTTTCTCAGATCGATATCCTCCCACGCCAGAGCACAAATCTCGCCGGGCCTCATTCCCGTGTGGACGGCTACAATAATGATCAAAGCCAGTTTTCGGGGAAGGGCGGCAATAAGTGCCTGGTACTCATGAAGTAGAAGCGGATCGGGGTCTGCCTTAGATAGCTTGAGCCTGGACACGCCCTCATAAGGAGCGTGTAATATAAACTGACTTCGATTAGCAAGCTTCAGCATTTCTGATAAAACTGCCATCTGTTTATTGACTGTTGAGGGCGCGCGACCCTTTTTAACCAGATTAGGCATTGATGGGTTTAATACGCTGCCGGTCAGCAGCTCTTTGCGGTAATTCAGGATATCGGCGTGCTGAATATCAGCCAGGGGAGTATTTTCTCCCACAACACGTTTCAGTGTGTTAACTGCAGATGTGAGTGAATGCAGCGTAGCTCCCGACACCTCCAGTGCCTTTGTATCAATGAAAAATTCGCCCAGTTCTTTAAATGTCGTGATCCGCTTTGTTGATGAGAATTTTTTTAGCGCCTTTGATTCAGGGAAGCGTGCTGCGTAATCGAACTGACCGAACTGGATCTCACTCACGATGACGGCGCGAAGGTTTCCCGCCTTCTTGATGTTGCTGCTGTTAACCACCCAGCCACGGAGAACTTCGCGGCAGCGAATGCCGCGATAGGTAAACGTGATTCTGATTTTTCCGTTATGAAGTTCAACGCCGGTTGGAAAGTTCATCATGCTTCCTGAATAAATCTATTAATCAGCGGAAAGTTGTACCAGACCAAAGCGCGTTTGCTTTCTCCACCGGGTACCGCGGGTACTCGCTTAAAATGAACCCCTTCAATCCAGCTTCCGAGGCGATAAGCTTTTATTTGCCTGTCATCGAGCCCCGTTTTCTCAGTCAGCCTTCCCGCCACCATCCACTCTTCATCAAAAATGATTTGCGCCATGCTTAACTCCATGACACCGCCACGATACCGTAGCGGCAGATAGTATATTGATTGCCAAAAATCACCGGCCAAGCCCTGGGAGACATTGCAGATGTCGGGCCCGGGTCATTGCCGTGGCCACGTAACTACGTGGGCGGTTTACAACCTCAACCGTAATTTTTCTCCCCTGGATCCTGATGGTGTAAAACGTCTGTTTGTCGCTGCGACCATGCTCGCCATATTTCTCAAAATGGCATTTGAGCGCGGCGGCGCATGCTGGCCCGCCGATGCTGTCTCCCTTGCTACGGTTAATCAGACGCACTGAGACCTTCCTGATGGTTGATCACGCTGCGGGCAAGCCCGGCGGCCATAGCCGGTAATTCCTCATACTGATTGCAATATGCCGGGTTGGAACATAACCCCTGCAACGCTGCAATGGTCAGCTGTTGCTGGTAGGTAACCAATGAAAGCAGCGCGTTTGTTTCAGCCACCGGTTCTGGCTCGGCATCCGGCTTTGCAGTAACTGCCGGCGGATCGAGCGCGACAGATTTTGGTGGTGCCGGGCGGCGGTATTCCACGATCGCATCAAGCGCTATTTTCTGACGAACGCTGATATCGTCAGACCACTGCTCAAGAATCGTAGTAGCAACGTCCTGTACTTCTTCATCACTGAAATCAGGCGACAGACAGAGTTCAGTCGTGGTGATATCTGCAATCAGCAACGGGAAAATATGCTTGATGTCTTTACCTGTGGTGGTGATGAGATTTTCGATATCATCCTGGTCACCGATGTTTGTGCGCCCGGACATCAGCTCGTGTAATGCATGGGCGATTTCAATCTCGCGAACACTTAGCGCTGGTGGCACTTCCTGTTTTTCGACTTCATTTGAGGAGGGGGTATTTATCAGAGCATCAACAGAGAAGACGCCGCCGCCCAGGTTCTCCACACGTGGCTGTTCACTTGCTTGCTTCTCTGAGGCTGAGCTCTGTGCGAATGCCTCGTTGAGTTCTTTGTCGAGCTGCGCAGCTTTTGCCGGGCAAACTGCTGGTAGCTCAGTTTTGACCGGTACAGTCGATTCGGTTTCATCATTTTCTTTTTTCTCAGCATTAGTGCGAGGTTTAGGGCGGCAGGCGATCTCTACCATTTTCTGGTCAGGGTTCGCATGGTCACATTCAACCAGTTCGCGGTTGATATACTCACGTAATGCGACAGGATCGATCCAGAGGTCTTCCGGGGCGGATTTAATCAAAGCGATTATGGCCGCGCGGGAATAGTCCAGAATGCTTGGGGTGCTACGCAGTTTTTTCCACCATGCTGTGAAGCGGGGATCCTGTTCTGCTTCGGCCATGGCTTTCGCTGGAATCATGTATTTATTCGGGATCCAGTAAATGTCGATCTCGTCGTACATGCTCAGAATGGCAACAGCCACTTCGATACGCAGCGTAGAGAGGTTATGAACCAGGTCCGGGCTGCGGTCTGTCTTAATACCACCGCCCAGCGTGGAGCCGGTGTCTGTACGGTTTTCTTCTGAGTTTGTGCTATCAGCCAGAGGTCGCTTATCAACTGGGGTATCAATCCATTTAGCGATCTGCTTTTTGATGTCCGGCCACTGTGCAGAATCTTTTGTGTTTTCACGTACCCAGGCGAGCAACTGCTCTTGCCGTTCCGGCGCCAGCGCCAGCGCGCGGGTCTCTTTTGCAAGTGCTTCTGCCAGTTCGCGGGTAAAACTGCCAGCGTCATCGTTAATCAGGTCTACGATCTGGCCGTACTGCGCCGTAGTGATTCCAGGGACCGGGCCGAACAGTGCCAGACAAGCAGCGCGCGATGCCTGGTCGAGCCGTGCAACGGTTTTAATTTCTTCCACTGCCTCGTTGTCGTCCCATTCTTCCTTAGCGTCAGCCTCTGGCTGTGGCGCCGCAGCTGGTTCGCCAGCGTTCACATTCCATACTGCCACGCTGTCGAAAAACTCAGGTGAGAAAACATCAAGATCAGGGCAGGGAATACCTTCTCGGTGCTCCCAGATTTTCACCTTAAAGTAATCATCAATATGTTCAGGATGTTCTGCCGCCAGCTTGCCGAAAATAACGGCTTCAGCGATGGCTTTTGTTGCCGCATTAACTGCTGTGGCAAGCGGTTTTAAATCGGGGTGTTTTTTTAATGCTTTATCTTTTGGGAAGTAAGCACCACCAAATACTTTTAACTCAACAGACATAATAACCTCGTTTAATATTTGAAAAATGATGTTGAATGAAATGGCTTGCGGATGCCGCGTTTTACCTTTCTTAAAGCGTCACGTTTTTCTCTTTTTTCATTGCATTGCTCACATAAATAAATCGTGCGCTTAAAGGGATATATGTCTGTTTTCCTTTCGTGCATTTCCGATTTTTTGTATTCGTGGAAGCAAACAGCGCAATGACAAATGATGTCATCCATATCAGTTAAGTTGTTGGCGTTTGTGATCGTAATAAGACATGCCACAAGCGTTCTGCGCTTCTGCGAAGTTCACAGACAGCAAGCTAATGCGCTCAACTGCGCAAATTGGGCAATGAAACTCACCGAGCACGTAGCCACCGTCAAGCACAACGGTAACAGGACCTGACGATGGCAAATGAACAACGCCTGAAATAGCACCGCTTATGTTAAAAGTGGCAATTTCTTTATTTACGACAGCAAGATTAAGCTCAACAGTTGTAACGCTTACTTTCATTTCGAACTCCATGGTTAAGGGTGTGAAAATCCCTGCCGTTTAAGGCATAGGTTTTAAGTTGGTAAAATTAAATTACTTTTAAGCTATTTCGCCATTCCTGATGAGGTTGGCGATGCACAACGAAATTTCTGTATTTCCTTAATACTTTCCATGCGGCATGGCATCCGGCAGCATCACGAAGAAATACTGAAGTGACGAGTTTTCCCTGCGCCCAGGCAATTTGTTGTTCCGGTGTTAATTGTGTCTTATCCATATATGAACACTCCACTATGAAACCAGTTTTAAAAAGGATGGTATATGCATGGACCACGGGAAACGCATATACCACCAAAACTACACGCAGCCTCATGTTGCGATTGCCCACAACTGGAAGCGCAATCCGCCAGTTAACAAACCGATCCCCATCAGTGAAAAGAGGAATGCGCTTACATGTTGTGGACGATTCATCTGCCCAGGTTTGGCGGCGCCACCTCGCCAGGGCAGATGTAAAGGGCAGTTACGCTGCCAGTCGGCTTATTGGTCTGTGCAGGTATTTCAAGTCCTGCATCGCGGGGTTTGCTCTCCGCCCCAGGTTCTCCCCGCTGTGCTTTAGCGCGCAACCTGAGAAAACCGCCTTCAAGCCTTTGGCTTACGCCACATTCATGAAACTGCCTGGACGAACTCGGAAAAACTCAGTGCTTCTTCACCTTCCCCAGGCTGTTGAAATACTCTTCGTATGCTTTTCCATCACGAACCCCTGTTGCTGCTTTGCTCGGCTTATCACCCTTATCGCCGGGTAGGCGGAACGTTTACTGATTACTGCTGTTAAGTTTTGATAACGCAGATTGTTATTTAAACCTAACAAAAGGTCAAGAGTGAATTTCGCAAAACCTAACAGCGAGAGCGTGGAAAAAACAAAAAGGCCGCTACTGATGCGGCCTGGCGTGAATAAAAAATTATTTGATATCGAGGTTTTTGAGGATTTGCAGGATTTCTTCTTTGCTTTTGGTTTTTATCAGGTCGTTGAACGTTTCATCGTAGTCTTTGACCTTGTCCCGCAAATTGATGATGTGTTGTTCTTTCTCAGAGTTGGGGAGTTTTTCAAACAGTTCCAGAAGCTGAATCTGTTGCGGTGACAGTAACCGATGCGATTCTGCTGGGGCGGGTTCGTATCCGTCATCGCCTTTAATGATCCAGCCAGGTTCAACGCCCAGAGCCGCAGCTAACTTGAAGAGATTATCGCCCCTTGGTGAGGTTTCATCACGTTCCCACTGAGAGATTGTGACATGAGCAACCCCAGCCTGTTTGCCTAGGCTGCGCTGGGTATATTTCAAAGCAGAGCGCCGCTCTTTTATACGCTGACCGATCGTTTTCATAGTTCGGAAATCCTAACGCGCATTGACTCTTGTTTCCTTAACATATAAAGTTAGGAAAACTTACCAAGGAGAACGAAATGAAAACCGAAGATGTAATCAAACACTTTGGGAAAAAAGCCAACGTGGCGAGGGCTCTCAACATCGCTCGATCCTCTGTCAGTGAGTGGGGGGAGTTAGTACCTGAACGACGCGCCGCTCGACTGGAAAAATTAACGGGTGGTGCATTGAAGTACGACTCAGTTTTGTATGAACACAAGGTTAACCCCAAAGCCCCCAAGGAGTCTGACTGATGGAAATCAAAAAACTGGCATGTGAGCTTGAGTCATGGGCTCAGGAAAAGGGCTGGAAGACGGTCACGCAGCTGATAACCCCGCATCACTTTGGTGATTTGCTGCTGACACTCAATGACGTTACCGACCCTGACGAGTACGCGCGCCGACTGCACAACAACAAGCAGGTTATTCAGCGCGCCTTCAGAAACGATACGCCGAATTATCTCAAGCAGGCAGAGGCGCTGAGCTATGCGGTGCGCGCCGCGATTGATAACGAGCTGGAGCAGAAGGACTGCATGCTCTACCGGGCCGCCAGAGTGAACAAAGAGTGTATCGAAGCTACCAACGCGGTATTCACCGGGAAACCGCAACCGGTAATCAGGCGAGAAACTCTGGAAGCGATAGACGCGCTGGCGCAGCTGGTGGGCGTAAAGGTTCAAATCATGCACAGCCATCGGGCTGCATAACGTTCTGGAGGCAACTATGCGTACTTCTCAGGAATTAGCGAGCGCACTGACAGAGCGCATGAAAAACGCGATGAATAACCGACCTGCTCAGGAGCCAGTGGATCGCCGCGGTGAAATCATTCCAGGGAAGCGGTACCGCGACGAACGCGGGCGCATGGTGACTGTTTTACGTGCATCCCAGCTCCGCGTGTCATATCGCCGGGAGGGGCACACCGGCGTCAGTGAAACAGGGCGCCGAGAGTTTGAAATTAAGTTCACTGAGGTGAAGTCGTGAGCGTGAAATTATCTTCCTGGGTGTGGGATGGTTGTGCCGCACAGGGTGTCAAGGGCATAAAACTGCTGGTTATGGCTCGCCTGGCCGATTTTAGCTCGGATGAGGGGGTGTGCTGGCCGTCTGTTGCCACCATTGCCCGCCAGCTCGGGGCCGGGCGAAGTACTGTGATAACTGCGATAACCCAGCTTGAGGCAGACGGATGGTTAACCCGTACCGAACGTCGAAACGGCCAGCGCAGCGGCACTAATTTATACACGTTGAATGCTGAAAAATTACGCACGGCGGCAGCATATTTTCAGAGTTCAGATTCTGCACGTTCAAAATCTGGACACCCATTAAATAAGGGGTTAGCCAACCCTGATGATTCAGATTCTGAACATTCAGGTTCTGAACGTTCAAATCCCGAACGTTCAGAAAACGCGAATAAACAGGGTTCTCAGGGTTCAGAATCTGGACACGATCCGTCAGTAACTACAGATCCATCATTAAAACAGCTCTCTTCGTCCGGAAATTCTGGCGAATCTCCAGACGGCGAAGATTCAGCCAAAAAAATACCAGCCACTAAAAAATGGGGCACACCAGAAGATCATCAATGCGCAAGCTGGATATTTTCCAGGATCCGAACTCTGTATGAACAGGCAGCCGAAACCGATGGTGAAGTTGCTCGCCCCAGAGAACCAAACTGGAACGCATGGGCAAACGAGGTCCGGCTGATGCGCACTATCGACGGGCGCACACACCGCCAGATTTGCGACATGTTCAAGCGAGTCCAGAGCGACCCGTTCTGGTGCCGAAACGTGCTAAGCCCGGCGAAGTTGCGTGAAAAATGGGATGACCTGGTACTGAAACTGGCACCTGTCGCTCACAGCGGAGTGATGCGCAGTTCTTTTGACGATGAATATTACAAAAACGACATTGAGGCCGCGGCAAAAGCGGGCTTCAGGGTCTGATCTAACTGAATTTTATCAGGAGAATATTTATGGAAACCGTACTTGATGCACTGAGAGCCATGAAAAAAGCGACTTATCGCGAGGTTGCTGCCCGTCTGGATATCGAGCCCGTTGAAGCGCTCAACATGCTGCGCGAGCAGAAAGAACAGGGTTTATGTGATTTTTACGATGGGGCATGGTCTTTCGGTACCGCGAAAGAGCAGAAACCGAAGCGTATCAGACCCAAGCAGACATCACCGCTGGTGGAGAGGGTGCTGTCAGCAATGCAGGGGCAGGGAGCTATGAGCGCTAATCAGGTCGCAGAAAAGCTGGGTAAAGGTTCGCGAGCCCTGAATGCATCGCTGGGTGCGATGTGCAAGGACGGTCTGGTCCTGCGCCATGTGGACGGTAAAAATATCACCTGGAGCCTGGCGGGGGAACCGGCAATACAGCCAGAGCAGCTAGAGCCCGCAGCAGCGGAAGCTCAAGCCGCATCGGCCCCGGAAAGCAAAACCCTTGAAGAAATTATTGGGGATATCCCAGTTTTCGACAGCCGTCCTGATGATCTGATTATTCCGTCATCGCGCTATATCTCGACTGAAATCCGTCGCACGAAAGCGAAGCTGGCAAACCTGCAGCGTCTGCAAGGTGCCGTTCGCGAGCTGCGTCGGCACAAACATCTGCTGCAGGGGATGGGAAATGACTGATTTACCGAAATGCCCTGTATGCGGCATGCCTCCTGCACTGAGGGTCCGCAGCCGGGGAATGAACTGGGGTTCGGCAGAGGTCCGCTGTTCGAACGGTTGCCCTGGCATCCGCGCGGGATTTTCGTTCCTGCCTGATGGTGAGGTCGCGGCCCGGTTGTTGCTTCAAGAAAAATGGAAAGAGCTTGTGGGAGGAATCAACGATGCCACGACCAAAAACTCATGAAGAGCGCACTGTGATTATTAACCGGATTATCGAACTGGTGAAAGAGCAGGGCCGGATCATGACGAAGGATGTCGTCGCGATGTTTAACCTGCACCGAACCACTGCGGAGAAATACATCTGGATTGTCGTACAGCGTGGAGAGCATATCCGTCATGGCAGCTGAGGTATCTTCAGTAGCAAGAGAAAAATCATAGAATATGATTTGAGACGATATTCACATTCGGAGATAGAGTGATAAATAGTAACTTAAGTAAGAATTCAGTACAGAAGCATTAAAAAAAATCATTACCCTTTGTTTACTCTTTTTGCTTGAGATAGTGAAAACTGTCTCAAGCATTATTTTGTTAACATAATGCAAAGTTCTACACATCTGCGAGCGGAACATCTTGAGTTGACCTAAAAAACCGTATATATAGTACGTATAAAAACTACTCAAGCAAGGAATTGATTGTGGCTAACTCTATCACAAAACTACGTAGTATGAATGTGGAAAGTTTTCGAGGTCTCAAGAATGTAAATATATCATTTGGGGAGCGAATTACTGTTATTTGTGGTAAGAATGGCACATCAAAATCAACCATACTTGGAATTATTGCCCAAATTTTTAGTTTTTCTCGTGACTATTCCAAAGATCCTGCGGAGTTGCTGGGGGCCTATCGGACACTTACGGGTAATCGCTTTAAATCACTATTTAGTGAGCACTTTAGGTTTTCAAGTAAATTTGATGCGCCTGGCGGGATGGAAGTGCAAATAACACTCTATGATGGTGCATTTGAAAAAGAGTTGAATAATTTAAGACTTGGTCTGGTTGACTCGACATATCATCAGAAAGCAAGGCCGGTTCTCAGAAATAACGACGTCTTAGGCAATAAAAATACCAGTCGTAATGTGACTCACCCTGTAATTTACTTGAGCCTTCAGAGACTTTTACCAATAACGCAGAGACCTGAATATAGTGAGCGCGATGTCCAGTATGTAATTGATAATAAAAAAGAAATACTATCAATGAACAGAAGGTTACTTATCAAGGAAAATGGAACGTCCATTACTGCTACCACAGGAACTATCGACTCAATGGTAGTGCATGGAGATAATTATGACCATGAATCGGTTTCTGTCGGTGAGGATAACGTTGGACAGATTATCCAAGCTATATTTTCTTTCAAAAGACTAAAGGAAGAATTGAAAGATTATCATGGTGGCATGCTATTGATTGATGAGGCAGATGCTGGGCTTTTCCCTGCTGCGCAAATTGAATTAATTAACGTGCTAAAAAAAATGGCTAGTAAGCTTGATTTGCAAATTGTTATGACATCGCACTCACCGATCCTTATTGAGGAGGTGTTTAAATTAAGTAAAGTTGCTGATAAGGATTATAGGACAGTATATCTTACGGATACATATGGACCTATTTCAGCTAAAACAAATCTTTCATGGCCAGAAATAAATGCTGATCTGCTCGTTGATACCATAAAAGTTGATGCGGAAGAAGCATTCCCTAAAATAAATATTTACTTTGAGGATTTTGAGGCTTATTTGTTCTTCAAACAACTAATAACAGAAAGACATATCAATAAAATAATCACTCCGCTAAAAGACGTAAATATAAGTTGTAGTACTATGTTAGATTTAATGGCGCGGAAAATACCAGAGTTCATTAATAAAAGTATAATAGTTCTGGATGGCGATGTTGTAAATGATAATGGCCAGAATGCAAAAAAAGCAAAATCTGAGAAGAGCCTGTGCTTATTACCAACGACTCTTCCGCCAGATCAGCTTTTGTTTGAATTTTTGTATAATTTAGATAAAGGAGATTTGTATTGGCAGAAGAATCAAGGTTTCACAAGACAGGTTTTTATAAGAATTAGTGGCGATATTATAGATCGGCTCAATATAGTTGGAGAGAAAATATCTCTAGAAGATATTATTAAAAATTACAGAAAAGGTAAAAGTGAAGAGAGTGTAAAAGGAGAGCTTAGAAAGTTATTCAAGGCTTTTGCTCAAAATGATAAAATCCGTACGCTTTTAACTGGCCCAGTAAGTAAGAATCCGTTCAGGTATTGGATTAACCAAAATCCGGAGCTAAAACTTGAATTTAAGAAAAAATTTGAAGCTTGCTTAATTAATGCCCTAATTAGTGGTTTTGGTATTGATTCCGGCAAAGTGTATGGTTACCTTCAAATCGATAACTGATTGTTTTTCTGGTGAATTATTGTATGGCCATACCTTGCTTGTATTTGGTACAATATCGGCCTATACATATGAGGTGCTTTATGCGGTTTAATACGCCACTACGTTATCCAGGCGGTAAAAGTAAGTTATTCAACTTTATGAGTAAAATCATAGGGATGAACGATTTACAGGACCTGCATTACGCAGAGCCATACGCTGGCGGTGCCGGTTTGGCGTTGAAGTTACTATTCAAAGAAAATGCTTCACAAATATACCTTAACGATTTGAACTTAGCTGTATATTCTTTTTGGGATAGTGTACTCAACCGAACTGAAGAATTATGCCATATGATCCTTGCAACTGAAGTTTCTATGGATGAATGGCATATTCAAAAGTCAATTATGAGTAATCCTGAAAATAAGGATCTGCTCCAACTTGCTTTTGCTACATTTTTTCTTAACAGAACAAACCGCTCTGGTATCCTTAAAGGGGGGGTGATCGGAGGTAAGAGTCAGGACGGAAAATGGAAATTGGATGCCAGATACAATAAGCAAGATTTAATTCAAAGAATTAAACTTATAGCCGCGCAAAAGGATCGGATACATATTTATAATCTCGATGCTAATGATTTTATTACAAAAGTTGTAAAAAATCTGCCAAATCACTCTTTGACATATTTTGACCCTCCATACTATGTCAAGGGGAAAGGTCTATATGAAAATCATTATTTACATGAAGACCACGTTGTCATCGCCAATAGGATACAGACTGAGATTCAAACACCATGGATAGTTTCATATGATAATGTTGCACCTATTCGAACGATGTACAATTCATCAAAAACCTTATCTTATGGAATCACCTATAGTGCCCAAGAGCGCTATACAGGCGACGAAGTTATGTACTTTAGTGATGGCCTAAAGTATCCGGAATGTGCTGACCCGGCAAAATTTAAAGGGTAATTAACTTATCATTTAAATGTAATTTGTCACTTTGAACATCATCTATTCAGATGATGTTCCTCTGGTCTTTGAACTTGTCCCGGCTGTTATTCCATTTATTTTACATAGACCTACATAGATCCAACGCCCCATTGCTTTAACAATTCGTGCTGTTAAAGCATTGATCAATCACATCCATAGGTGTACTGTATAAACATACAGTTTATTGGCGAGGGTGGTTATCATGGGTTTTCCATCACCAGCAGCAGACTACGCAGAACAGACGCTCACTATCACCAGCCTTTGCGGCTACGACGGCAACTGCCGCACCATCGAAACATCCGTCGGGTACGCGATCATAAACGTCGCCAGAAAGCCGGAAGTGGGTGACACCGTCCTGATTTCGTTCTGTGGCAGTCTGGACTTCGCAAAAGTACAGGGGACAGCGCTGATCACTCAGGATGGAGAGGCTATTGAGGGCGATGCGCTGGATGATGCAACCGTAATGGGCGTGGTAACGCACCTCCTGAATCGAGTGACCGATACTGACAATCGGCCTGTGATTTAAAAGACCTGGCCTGATTCCTGTGTGTTAAGGCCGATCGGTTAGACAGAACAATTTCGCCGAATTGCTCTGTCTAACCTATAAGACGTCTGGTTAGCGGAACCTTTAATTGAATCAGTGCGCAGGGAGATAAAGGACCGCCCCCGGAAGGGGAAACCATTTTTAGGGATGTGCCCATGAAATTAAATGAATTTGCCGCGGGTTTAACCAAAGACGGATTGCTTGTTTTAAATCTGTCTGATGGCGAAATAACTGACTACCTCGTCACCAATAATGCTTTACGCACGCTAATACGCCGGGAAGGAAATAGAATTTCCGCGCGGATCCTCAGTGATGATGAGCGGATAATCAACCTTAACTCCCTGCCAGAAGCACTTAAGGTTCTCAAGCCGTAAGTGTTGATTTATAATAATCAAACGGGCTGAACACCCACTGATTACTGCGCCAACCTGAGGAATCGAAATGGCGCAGAGTATTACCCAAAATCACCTTCACCGCACGATTACGCGCGGTGTTTCTGCTTGTGCTGGTGGTCCAGCATGAAGAAAGCAGATAGCCTCCATCTTTCGCGTGTGGCCGCACTAGGCTGCATCGTGTGCAGAAATCAGAACCTGGGCGAAACGCCCGCGGAAATCCACCACATCCGAACCGGACAGGGCACAAGCCAGCGCGCTGACCATCGGAAATCAATCCCCCTGTGCCATATGCATCATCGCAACGGCGGTTATGGTGTTGCGATTCATGCTGGCCGCCGCGCTTGGGAAATGAAGCACGGCACCGAAACCGAGCTGCTGGTGCAGGTGCTCTATCTGCTGGGTGAGGGTGCCGATGCCTAAATACATCATCACCCCAGTCGGAAAACCCCGCATGACTCGCCGCGATAAATGGAAACAGCGGCCGCCGGTGATGCGCTATCGCCTGTTTTGCGATGAAGTCCGCCTTCATGGAATCCAGGTGCCGGAGAGCGGCGCCCATATCACCTTCGTTTTGCCGATGCCGCCGAGCTGGAGCAAGAAAAAGCGCGCGGCTATGGACGGTCAGCCCCACAAGCAAAAGCCCGATCTGGACAACTTAACAAAATCTCTGTTGGACGCCTTGTTTGAGGATGATTCCCATATTTGGGACGCCCGGACATCAAAAATATGGGGCGAAACCGGAATGATAATTATCGAGGACATGAAATGACGCCACGCCAGAAACGCCAGTATCTTGAGGGACTGGGAAAAACCGCAATGGCGCCACGCAAGAGCTGGCTCGGGAAAAGTATTCTCCTGACTGATATCCAGTCCGGGTGGGTTAAATCGCTGCTAACTGTATGGGGGGAATCTGTACGCGGCGGAACGGCCCCGGCCAAACTGTGCGGCTATTCGTGCTGGAACGTGATAAGCGGAAAAAACTGGTCAGATAAAGCGCTTGAGCGATTTACAGCGGCGTTGAACCAGGCGAGAGAAGAGGGATTCCGTGGTGAGCAGGCAATGAGACGCGCGCGCTCGATACTCTGGCCGGAGCCGCCGGTAAGTGTCATTGACGCAGCGATGTGCAGTGATGACGCGAAATTTATTGAAGATGTGGTGCTGCAGGCGTTCGATTTGAAGGATCCGGTTTATATCGTTGGGCGCCAGTATTACACCACGCGCAAAAAGATAGCGGATATCACCAGAGATCTGCAGAGCCTGGCCCCGTGGCTCACCGATTCGGAGGCCAGAAAGCGTGTGCGCTGGTGCCTGGAAATATTCAGGGCGAAGGTGTTTCTGTCAGCGAGGAAGAGCCTGAAAGAAAATTCATGATCATGTGTTAATTGGCAAAAAGTGCTATTTATTCGGAATGATGTTGAAAATGGGCCAGAAAATCAGATAATCCATTCATGCTTGGCAGAGCTGCGCCACGATGGCAGCGATGTAAAGCGACAATTTGAAACAACTTTAAACCCCGCCTGCCGGGGTTTTTTGTTATCCGGCGATACGACAGGGGTATTCGCGAAGGTGCATTGCACCAGTACCCCTGTCATATCGCCGAACTAACCAGATATATTCGAAGTAAAAAAAATTTTAAGGGCCCGGTGTTGCAAGATATGGTTTATCTCTTGTGTTGACAGTTTGTTGATCCAGTTTGAATTAAACTGCGTACAATAAATGAACAGGGAGAATGTATTGTTAAAGATACTCAAAACGCTGGCGTTGGTAATCTGTTTTGTGGTTAGCTGTGCAATGTACTTTCATCTCTATGTAGTGATGAATAAGGATTGTATTGGGAATACCACAGAAGAGGTGACCTATGGGCGTCTGGTTGATTGCCCTGATACTGATTGCCAGCCTTATAGCTGGAGCTGTTATTTACATTGATGTCATCTCGGATTTCATTGTCGATGCCAATTTCCTTCATCTCCCATAG